TCCAGGTCGCCAAGAATCATCCGCATAGCATCCAGCAGATGCTTATACCCTTTACCGTATCCGTAGTCCTCAATGTTCTTGCACTTCGGGCATGACGCCGGGCCGGGTACGTTCTCAAAGACGTATCGTTCGGCAATTGCCTCTAGCTTCGTGCCGGTGTCGATTACACACGTTGATCCGGCCGGCCAGAGAGTCGGATTATGCAAGGCATCCCGGACATCCTGAAAGGTGAGCGCGAGCTTGTCCTGCCGCTTCAAGCCTATTAGCTTGGCGCCGGTCTTCGGATGGAGAATGTCCTTACTACCGTCGTCCAGAGGGATGAAGCGGGCGCCGGGTGCCATGCTGGCCAACGTGGTCTTGCCCCCACCCGACTTACCATACAAAACGATGGTCTTGCCGATGCCAGTAGTATCCACCGCATCCATCGTAAATGCAGCCGGGGTGTGGCCGGCCGCTGGTGGGGGAGGTGGTTTACTGATTCCTGCGGGCATCGGGGGCTTTCGAGCCGGGGGTGGGGGCATTGTTCAACTCCTAATAAATGCGATTATGCTGGAATCAAACCAGCGAGGCTGTATGGTTACGCGAGCGCCTTTGTGAAATAATGCCTTCGGCTCACTCTTTCACCGTGTCCCACCGGGGTACTTCACTCAGGCTTAACCCGGTTCAAGGTTTCCCACTTGATTATAATCGCATGGTTAGTATACCCTACAATTCATCGTCGGTCAAATCATCCTCATCAGATAACATGGCCGAGCCTGCCTCCAAGCGCCGGGCAAAGCCAGGATCATCCCCCGGTTGCGGCTCCTGGGAGCGTTGCTCCGCAGCCTGGGATTCGTCATCATCAAGTTCCGCTTGTGTCTCTCGATCCATTATTCAATCTCCCGACCGTTAACGGTGACATCAACGTGATGTCGTCTAAAACCAGTAGGCACGGTCTTGCCATCACATACTACCTCAGAACCACCACCATAGCAAATGGGAATAAATGGGCAAGGGAAAGTCGCCCGACATTGCTGTTCATTCTCAAACCAGCAGCCCGACCGCTCAAACGTCTTCTGTGCCTGATAGACAGCGAACAATTGATGCTTGAACGCCTCAAGTTCCGCCTCCGTGCGAACGATTTCGCGCCGCTGGTAATAGAAGTCGGGACGAACTTGGATGTCTTGCAGAAGCCGGGCGCCAAACATGGCCGGGGTCTCCCGGAATGCGTAACCGCGTTTGCCCATTTCAATTGTCACCGGCTCGCCGTCCACAGTCGCCGCGATCTCGCCGCTGCCGACCTTCTCCACGCAAGTTACTGTGAACTTACGACCGCAGTACATATCGGTCTTGATGAATTCCGCGGTCTCAGCCTGGGTGATGGAGGAGGGCTTGATAGTCGGCTTATGCCAGACATCGAAGAGGGTATTGCCAATCCGCGGCATTGCCTCTCCCTCTTTCAAGGGTAGCGGTGCCAGATGGGAGAATCCGCCGGCCGCATGGATGTCCTTGAACGCCAGCGCATACATGGATACTTGCGTATCCTTCTTGGCCTTATCCCAGTAATCCGAGTCGGATGTAATCGAGCGGGATGTTGATTTACGCTCAAGATTGCAGACGGCGCCCTGCCATCGAACAATGTGGTCGATCTTGCCGACGCGAACTACGTCGGAGGTCGGCAAAGGTAGGTTGACCTTTGGCGACATGAGGGGAAGTTCAAACGGGATTTCGCTGGCCAGGATTTCAACCGGATCGTTAGTCCATCGCCACAAATAACCGATGAAGGATTGAAAGAGAACCTCGCGCTCGACCTCCCAATCGAAGGGAGTGACGCTGATGGGGGGAGTGCGATAAGCATCGTTCAGATGTGTGATAACCGCGTCAATCTTTGCCGCCTCATCACCCTTTACCGCGCCGGCAAGTTCATGGAGCTTGTGCCAATTCGTACCCATCCGTTGAGATTCGGTATCCTTGTCGGGTTTCAGTCCCTCAATGAAACCGAGCCGGAATTTGACCGGGCACGTCTTGAACGCCGCGATGCTGGTGGCGGATAATCGGTATTGTTGGCTCATTTTGGCTCCAATACTACCGATTCATCGCTCGCATCGTATTTTATCGCAGGGGTTTTGCATTCTATGCAGGTGTCGGTGGCGTCACAATACCAAATCTCTCTTGCGACATAGACCCGTGTTTCCGGCGGCAAATTCTGTAATTGTACAATCAATTCGCTGACGGTCATATTCAAATCCTCGGTAAGTTCCGACCACCCGGACGCCCCCGTGGGCCAGATGTAAGGACAGCTTTCATCGCCGCCAAACTACCATGCTCCAAGGGTTGGATCGGCTCATACTGCCGCATAATGTACACCGCAATCAGCAAAGCGTCAAGCCGGCCGTCAAGAATTCCGCCCTTCGGCCCATAGATAAGATCATGCTCCGGGTAGTCCAGCCCGCGCCACGCTTCCTGAGCGCCGACGCTACATGGGTCTTTTTCCTTGCCTTGAATATTGTAATGGTTCTTCCAGGATTGCGGAGAGACCCTTTGCCAAGGAATGCCAGTCACGGTTAATCCCATCGCCAGGGCGCCAGTTTGCAGACCGAAACGATAGGCGCGTTCCGGCTCATTATCCGGCCGAGTCGTGTTCCATTCCAGGCCGGCAACCGATTCTCCTTTAACCCCATTGCAAAGTATAATGTTATACAGCATGGGAAAATCAAGTTCTGTCCGCTTACTCCCTTTCACTAGCGGCATATCCCAGCACCACGCATTATGGGTGCTGACCGCGGCAATGGCGCCGGTAAATCCGGGATCAATGCCTATGTAAGTTTTCATGGTTGCCACGCAAATTTATGATGCGGCCAAAATGAAACCCACATATCCCATTCCCACTCGCCAGGAGATGCGGGTAGAAGACAAAAGCTCGCCTTCACCCCAAACCCAAAATCGTAGACGGTCTCGATAACAGAACCCCAGGCATGGCGCAAGCGCATCATGGCGTCAAAGTCGATAGGTCCGCCATACCGCGGTTGGGTGAGATTGTGCAATCGTTGTAGCTCTCTCATTTACAGTACCTCTCTGCGATCTGCCCTTTCGCTGCCAGAGGGATGCCCGGCGCCCATGCCGGTTCGCGGCTTAACTCCTCGATGCTCGCCGCGAGCGCTTTGTCGGCGTCGGCAATCGGGACGTGAAGCACACATTCGTCGTAATTGTGGAGAACGGTATGATAGCCTCTCCGTTCCAATCGTAGAATTGCCTCCACCAGAATATCTCGGCAGAACCCTTGTACAATGTTCTCCACTAGCGAACCACCCCACGAGAATTCCCAGACTTGCTTCATGTTGTTGAAGATGGATATGCGGTCAGCGCCCCGGCCGAATTTATTGGCGGCGAGTCGGACCGAATCATAATGAAGCCGGCGCCCATTCGGGAGGTGGATCGAGACGCCATCATTGCCGCGAGGGATGAAAGCCAATCCGCGGGGTAGCTCGCAAGCTCGACGGTATCGGGCAGTATATACAAAAGCTCTCTCAACGTCCCCCCATAACTTAACAATTGCTTTGTTCTCATTGCGATAAGTAGAAACGAGTTGTTCGGCAAGCGGCAAGTCGATTGCGCCATCAGCATATCCGACCGCTTTTTCGGCACCCATTCCGTAACCGCATCCAAGAATGCCCACTTTTCCAACGCTGTCCCTAGCCCACCCCATGCGTTGTTCAATAACTGGGATGCTTCCATTCTTATTCGGTGTGCGCACGCGGTATCCAAGCACCTTTTCAGCGAATCCACAGTAAATCTCCTCTCCGTTTTTGAACTTCGTAATAAGATCGTCTTGACCGGCGATCCAGGCCAGCCCGCGAGCTTCAATGGCCGAAGCATCGGTAATCACCAGGGTCTTATCCACATCGGGGATCAGCACGCCACGGACCGCCGTAATGAGCGGGTGGGCTTTACTGCCAAGATTGGCAAGATTGATCTTCTCCGTGCCACCCGACCGGCCGGTATGGGCCGCGTAGTATCGCAACGGCACGGGGAGTTTATCGCCGCCGGCCTTGCATTGTGCGGCAATCTTCTCTATCCGCTTGATATGGCCGGGCCAGGAATCACAGGCGATCCGGCCGGCCATCAGCCCCCGCACCCGATCCGACTTATGATTCTCCAATAATTCCCGCTCAGGATCATCAGCGGCGATGGCGAGCAAATAACCCTTCTTACCGGGCTTATAATACCGAGCGGGAATATCTCCCGCCTCCTCCAACGCCTTGCAAAGCTCACCCCCAAAAACAATGTCGCCGCGTAGTTCCTCCGCCGTCATTCCCTCTGGAATTGCGGCATTCATCGCGGCCCGCATCTGTTCTTTAAGGCTGTCGCCAAGGGGATAATCAACGCGAAGCTCCGGCTTAGTGAATATCTCCAATGAATGTTGCATCCATTGAAGTTCAACAGCGGGGTTTGTCAGTTGGGGGAGGAGAATTGTGAAGCCCTCCCATTCCCGCAGACAGTCATTCCGGCCGTATTCACATAGGGCGGCAGTCTGCTCCCCTGTCGCCAAGGGCCGACGCCGGGGCATTTGGAGCTTGCTGCGTACCCGTTTTGCCGGCGTATACCGCTCGCGGAACGTCATCCCGGAGAATTGCGAGGTATCGCCTTTGTCCTCCAAGCCCAGATATTTGCAAATGTGGGCGAGGTCATTCTTCCGGCGGGCATTCTGGTGTCGGCTCAAGCCCAGGAGATCAATAACATGGGGCGGGTAAAGACTGAAATGGCGAGCCAGGATTGTCGCGTCGAATGAGGCATTCTGAATCAGGACTGTGCATCCTTCAAAATGCCGGCCATATTGCCCTCGCAACCAATCAATCCGTTCTGCCACCGCTTGCAAGCCAAATGCAAAATGGGTATTGGTGCGATGATCGTCAAACGGCTGTCGGATCAGGGTGAATCCGCAACCGAGTATCTCGAATCGCTTGTCTGTGACGTATTCAATCGTGGACAATGCACCCGCCTTGTCACCCATGCAATAATCAGGATCGAAGTAGGTTTCAAAGTCTATGACAACAACCGGCAGGGGATAGCCGCACTTCGCCAGGACAGCCCGCCAGCCCGGCACTTGTGGACCAGCCAGGGGCATTGGATACCCGAAGCCGGTATAATGCTCAATGGCCGGCTCATCCCAGAAATGAGCCATGCGGAATGGTGGAGGGGGAGGCGGGAGAAGCATCAATCCACCTTGAGATCGTCATCCGGGGCTAAGGCAATGAGACCGTCGCCAACGCGATGATTGCGGTCGAATTTGGTTTCCCCTACCTGATTGAAGTCTTCCGACTCCAATAACGTACAGAGACGCCACCCGCGCCGGTCATTACCCGTGCGGGGATGCTGGGCCGGCCCGCTATGCCGAATAGATTCCAATAATTCAACCCGCTTCTCCAAGCGGGCATGGACGCCAGCGGGAACATCATCCAGATAGAGTTTGTAGTAATCCAAGATAGCGGCACCAACGTGATAGCACAGGACATCCGACCAGCGGCCCGCCAAGGCCGCCGCATCGTCATGCGTCGGATGCTGCCGAACCGTAATAGGGAAATCGCCAGGGCCGGCCCTAACCTGCGATGGCGACACATACCGCACATAAGAAGTCAAGAGACCTTTAGTGTGGGTGTCGATATCGGAACGCAAGGCAATACCCGTGATGGCGTCGATGATGCGTGTACGGTAGGTGGAGGGAGACGGGTGGCTATCGCTGTCAGGCAATCGGAAGCCTCGCGGCGGAGGACTTCCGCCAAGGCGGGCATCATCTGTCTCAAGTGGGGAGGCAGGGTAGTTTGACGGTTCAGCCATGTGTAAATCTCCACGCAAAGACCGAGAGCGTTTACACGCAATGGTCCGGGTTTATCGGTCGTG